GTCCCCGGCTGTTGCTGCTCCGCAGTCCCCGGCTGTTGCTGCTCCGCAGTACCAGGCTGTTGCTGCTCCGTAGTACCCGGCTGTTGCTGCTCCGCAGTACCCGGCTGTTGCTGATTTAGATTCTATACAAGTTTTTTCAACCTTTTCTTTGGTATATTTAATTGCTGCATTTACAATTCCAGCAATATTCAGTTGCGCACCAATGCGCATCTTTGTTGATGCAATTTTACTATCATCGTGTCTGCTTATGTCTCCACTCTGCTCTACCTCACAATACACAGATTTTGATGGTGGATAATATTTAAAACAATCAAGTGGGTATTCGCATGCATGCATACCGCATTCACAAGCCACGGCTTTATCTTCCTCGTAATCCTTTCCCACTTCATATTGTTTATTTTTGCAGGTCATATCCTTGTTAAAACCTTTATACGATTTTATTATTTCTTCCATGTTTCCTCCTTTAATCTTGTCATTCCTACCCCTCTCCTTTATAATTTAAGTACAGGCGTTTCCGCGCCAAGTACATAAGAAGGAGAAATATTAAATGACATATGTGTGTCCTTTAATGAGTAGTGCAGCAAATAAAGTTGAATGTACTACCCAATGCGCTTTGTTTCTAAAAGATGGTAAAAATGCCACATGCGCAATAAATATAAACGCAATCCATACTTTAGAAATTGAAAAAAAGCTTGAATTACTCAGCCGTAATAATCGGAGATAACTCATTTTCCTCAGAAGGGCCGTTCTTACTGGACGGCTCTCTGTCTGACAAATCACCTATTACCATATCAACCGTTACCCTATCAACCTTCCCATCTTCAAAAAATTCAAAATCATTCAAATCAAAAGAAATACTAATTTTTTTAGCATTTCCTCAACAACTTCCACTATATTGTGTTCACACTTTGAAATCTCTTTTTCCCAAAAGTGGTAGGTGTTATCCGGTTCTTTCTCCTTAAGTTTTCGGTGAAGTTCTTTATTTAATTTTAAATCCACAATTTCACCTCCTTAAAATACCGAGAACGTTAATTGTCTGTATCTGAAACAAAATATTCGCATGGCCTATCACTCCCATAACAGCCATTCTCGCATACCATATAGTTACAGCACTTCTTACATTCTTCGCAAACCATCATATTACCTCCTGGCTTAAATCTTAAATTTCTTAAATCATATATACGATTTTCTCTTTCCTGCGCTGTTAAATCAGAAATCATACTTTCCATCTCAATGATTTCCTCATCATTTTCACATTCAGAAAACCAATCCATAATAGTTTCCTGTACTTCCTGTTCACTTCTCATTCCCATACCTCCAAAATCTTAATTTACTGGTTCCCAATACCAGTCAACCCGTTGCATGACAATTTCTTTTATATCATCTTCGATTTCTTCGTCTGTCATCTCGTCCGGATATTCCAGCTCATCCTCTACATCAGTACCAGCGTATCCATAATTAGCTTTATATTTTATTTTTTTCATTTTCCATCTCCGTCAAATGCTAATTCTGGTGTGTAAACAGCCACCATAATACCACCAGATACAATGCCCAAACCACATTATCGCACTTCCTATCCCATTGTAGTTCTTGGTACTGCATCCACTCCATGCCGTACCAGACCGCGGATATTGCCATGCTTACCACCAATGCCTTAATTAGTGACAATTCCATTCCTCCTTCAAATAACGATTTATGATACTTTCTCTTTCACTTTTGCTATCCTGGCCTTAAGGGCCGTAAGCAATGAATCCTGGGTAACTTGTTTATTCTGCAGCGCTGCCATGCCAGCTATCTTTACGCAGTCACGGTCCTGCGAATCAGGTACCGGTATGCGCTGCTGTGTTATAAGCATTATACGGGCATCTGGTATGGACAAGGACTCCCCAGGTAACACCGGTCCATAATCTCCTCCGCTTCACCGTTCTCCAGCGCTTTAATAGCCATCTCGTAAGCCTGTATCTGCCTCTCTGCCTCTGCTATAAAATCTATCTTGTCAGGTATCGTGTTTCCGACAATACCTGTACGCACCATTTGCTCCCATCCCTTATCTGTGGTTTGGTAGCGGTATGTATTAATGTGTTCTTGTAATATCGCAATTGCTCTTTGTCTATCTATCATTTCTCTTCCTCCTGATGCATTTCGTCATATTGGTACTGTAAACGGCATTCTTTACAGGTTCCGTAAGGTTCTCCATCTCCACCCATGGTTCTTAATCCGGCACATAAGCCTTCTTCCATCCCTGGATATTCAAATGTGGTCATATAGCAATGAGCAATCGCATCTTCAATCCTTTTTTCATCTGCCTTTATCTTTTTGTATTCCCAATCCAAAAGCATGAGCAAATCCGCTCTTGTTGTCGCATTATGAGTTTCCAGACTTAACTCCCGCTCTATTAAACCCATCTTTTTTTCGTACGGCAGCCATTCAAATCTTTCTTTGTCATACTTCATTCCCTCTGCCTCCTTATATGGTTCCGGTAATGGCATCCAGGCCAGCACGTCCAGTTTTTCCCACCCATCAGTAAATGTTGCTCCGTTCCAAAATGCCCTAATCACACAGTCTGTATTTTTGACAGACACTAAATATAGTTCTAATGGCTTGTTATCATATAGCGGATTTTCTTTTGGTTTCTTTGGGAGCCGTTCCGAAGCGGGAATCCACGCATCGCCCAGGGCCGCAATAGCTTCTATTGCACGCCAAACTCCATTAGCCGCTTCCTGGTCATGTTCTTCTCTTTTTATGCGCTCATACAGTCTTGCTAATGTGTCGATTGCTTTTTCTTTTTCCAAATATTTTTTCATTCTCGTTCCTCCGCTAAATGTGTGTCTTAGCGACCATGCTTTGATGTTCAACCAACAATTCACCCACAGCCTTTGCAAACTCCCGCTTAAGGACAGGCATGTTGTCAATCAGTTCGCCGTTGGATACTTTACGCTTAATCCCGGTTCGCTTCCTAAACTCTGCCTCATATTCCTCCAGTTTTACTCCATGTTTCTTCATCCTGGATTTCACAACGTTATATGTAGCACATCCAAAGTTTGTTGTGTCGCCTCTGGCTTCAATAAGCGGCTGAATGATTTCCCGTCGTGTCTTACCCTGCTCCACTTCGGCTGCCATCCGTCGCCGTTCTATTTCTTTGTGGCTGTCCTCCTCCAAATTGAAAAGTATAGGCTCAAATATAGACCTCAGCTTTTCATCCTCTGATATAACCTCCAGGCAGGAGGCCCGTTCGGACCCTGTAGCGTATTTATAATCCTTAATGGCCTGCTCAGATACAAAACCATATACATCACGCATCTTTCTGTAAATGCGCGTCAGTACATTGTTAAAATCAGAATAAAGTTCTGGGTAGCTCTTTACCAACTTGTCTACCCTTCGGCGCATTTCAATCTTCCAGGCATACGCCTCAGACACTTGTGGTTTCTCATCTGCATTCTGCTTACCGCCTACATCCTCCAGCAGCCGTATAATCCTCTCCTGGTCGTTCTGTACTACTCGGAATTTTGCTTCCAGTACAGTAATGATGTCAGACCTTAATGTGGCTAACTGCTGCTCCACGTATGTTCTATCTACAAACAGTGCACTGGGTTTTCCCATAATCAATCATCTCCCTCTTATTCCTTCTATGAGCGCTTTCCGGTTCTGCTCTGCTATCAGTTCCCTGACGGATTCTTCCGGGAATGGCAGTTGGAAGGTACGTTCCTTGATTCTATTGGTTATCCTGTCATCATATCGCAAGTCCTGCAGGCTTAAATTGCTGGTGTACATTGTTATCAGCTTGTCCTGGTACCGGCCATTGATGATGCTGTAAAACCGTTCTCCTATCCAATCCTTTGGAAGCTCCGTTCCGAAATCATCTATCACTAATACCTGGACAGTGGATAACGCTCTTAGCAAGTCACTCTCGCTTCTGTCCTTATCATCCCATGTAGCCTTAATCTCGTTGATAATCTGCATAGAGCCGGCAAACTTAATCTGCATCCTGTATGTACTGACCATCTCGTTTGCTATGCTTGCGGCCATTCGTGTCTTGCCTGACCCCTTGGTCCCGGAATACAAGTACAGTCCCATCCCGTCCTTCCGCATTCCTTCCAGATTGTCCAGATAATATTTAATGGCTGCACCGGTATTCCTGATTATCTTCTGGCTCTCATTCTTCCGGTATACCCCAAAATCGAAGGAGCGTATGTCCAGGTTTTTAAATGCTTCTGGTATGTTCGCAAATTCAAGCTTTCTGTCCGCTATCTGCCGTTCTACCAGCCCGCAATCGCATCTGTATCCGTTTTCCCGGCCTTCCTCGTCCCACCAGTACACCCACCCTTTACCGTGGCATATGGGGCAGACATCAGAATCCGGTAAATCCTTCTCCGGCTCCTTCGAGGTAGTCATCGCTATATGTTTGCGTTCCTCCTGTATTCTGCTGACCATCTCCTGTAACGGGTCCACTGCCTCCACCTCCTGTATAATTAGCATCCAGATAATCCACATATCCGCTGTTAAAAAATGTACTTCCATTCTGCGGCTTCCTCCAGGATGCATCCCGCTTAAGGTCATCCTTGTATCTTTCAATACACCTCTTAAGCTCATCCTCACCCACTTTCAGGAGCTTCTGCTTCTGGGTATCGGATACCTGTCCCTTCCCCTTCTTGTGTGGGTACAGCTTCCACAAGATTTCAAACAAGGCAGATGCCTGCTGCTTCCTGTCGCCGGATGCACTATATATATTATCTTCTTTCTTTATTTCTTTATTTCTTTCTTCTATTGTTGTCGTTCGTTTGTCGTTAGAATGTCGCTCGCCTGTCGCCTGGGTGTCGTCTTGCCTGTCGTCCGACTGGTACAAGTCATAGTTTGTTATTGTAAATACGCTATATTTGTTTGTCGCCTTGCTTGTCACTTCGCCTGTCGTTTTTAGATGGGAAATTCCTGTCCTAATCTCCCTTTCCGTAAGCCCTGTTTCGGATGCAAGGTTTTTGATGGATGATACAAAAGAGCCACGCGGAATAGTTGTACCCATAAATTTTCCATCCTTCCAGTTGGCCTTCATGAGCATATGGATGAATAAAACCTTCGTGTTTATGTCCTGATACCATTCCCAGTCCAGGAACTTGCGGTAAAGCTTAATATGTCCATCCATCCTATCACCTGCTATCAATGTCTCGACCGGCTTCCCACTCCTTATACAATGCTATCCAATCCTCCAGGCGCATTGTAACCAGCCATGTGCCACGATTACGGCGGTGAAACACGGCTGGGTATATTTCCTCACCAAACGGTAATATCTCCGCCCCAGTGTCGTCTACAGCCTGCCTCATGGCATCCTCAATGTTAAGGCGCTCAACTCTTTTGCACTCTATATGTATACCTGGAAGTCCCACCACATCCGCGTCTCCGTTGGAGCCGCAGTACTGTTGACCCCTACGGCAGCTATATCCATGGTCCTTAAGGAGATTGGCAAGTTCCCGTTCACCACGCTTCCCTTTTTCACGCTGTGCTTTCCCCATCTACATGCCTCCCGTCCCGAACATACTTATCTGGCCTGGGATACCCTTGCTCCTTACCCCGTTCACGAACCTCCTAGCGCCCTTTGTAGCCGCCTTCATGGACTGTATCCTCCTGTCCTGCCTTGCAATCCAGGCAGCGGCTTCATGGCGCCCCTGGAGCGTTGAATCAGGTATGTAATATCCGTCACCATTGTCCAGGTTAATGATAACCTTACTGTATCGCATGGCCTCTATCGCCTCACGGATACGTCTATCCTTATATCCAGTTATCCGGCTGAGTTCCGCCCTACTTATGGCATTCTGTTTACCTACGCCCAGGGCATTGTATACAGCGCATTGGATAACATCAGAATTTTTTGTGTATCTCAATTCAATCCCTCCTTTCGGGCCGGGTAAAGGAGGTTTGATAGGTCCCGGCCCAGGGTCAGAAAGTATATCGTGACATATTAGCAATCTGACCAGTAATCATTACCGTTGTATGTATCATCCCGCAAAGGGAATAGATACCAAATGTTAACTTTCCTGCTCAAAGGGGCACCATGCTGGTACTTTTTTTAATGTGTGATACCGTCCATAATACAGTCCTTTGCGTTTACATATTTCAGGGTGTTTACAAACATTGCCCGCTGGCTTGCTTTGTTCTCTCCATACCGCTCCGTGCTCACATTGCATACACGGGTGCAATTCCGCATGACTATTAAAATCCATCCCGTTTTCCCTCACAAAAATGCTAATCTAAATAACTTTTTCCAAACTCCTGCCGGAATTCTTCCCTGCTCCCATAGTGTGTCTCATAGTATTCCTGGGCCATCCTTTTAAACTGCAGGTCAATTGTGCTGTTTTCCTGGGTTCGTTTAAACCTAACCCCGTTGGGATGTAGGTCATATCTCAACGGCATGATAAATCCTCTATTCTCTGACTTTTCCTTGTACCCCTGCCTGCCCTCAAATATATGGTGTCGCTCCACATAGGGGCTGCCAGTAAAATAACAGTGGTCCATATCATACGTGAATACACTCCATAACTTTTTAGCCATCCCTCGCCCTCTTTTTATAATGCTGGTCATATATATCCATCATCCGTTCCAGCTCCTGTGGAGGAAGCGTCTCTATCCCCATTTCCTGGCACTCTGATACCAGACCATCAATAAGATAGCTCATCTCATCTGTATCGTAAGTACTGGACCCTCGCAACATGATGTATGTGCGAAATGGGGTTCCGTCACTGGCAACCTTAACCTCGCCGGTTGGCTTGATGTGGTATGTCTCTGCCTCCAGGGCCTTGTTTTCTCCCTCATCATCATCTGGCACAACAACATATATAAGATGGCCGTCCACTTCCTCCAACTTTCCGTAACGGCGGAGCATGAGATTATGCGCCCGGTTTTTGCTTATCCCGGATGCCTCAGCCAGTTTTGTGATAAGCTGCCAATAATATGCATTTGCGTCCAGGCTGCGTTTCTTCCTGTAGACTTTGACGGCAAGTGTCAACATCTTATCGGCCAGCTTGTTGATGTCGCTGCTTACATCGCTATCAACTTCAAACGTAAGCAGGAACCGTCCAGTAATCCAATCCTTTGTGACACTTTTTAGCATCCCCTTACAATCCATACGTTGTTCCTCTTAATTCCATGGTAGACCTGACTCAGGGTCATCTGGCGGGATTGTCTCAGGGTCTGGGGTGGTAGGCTTATCCGGCTTTTTTTTCAGGACATTCATTGCATCTCGGAACTGTTCTATATTCATTTCATGGATGTCATTCAACTGATAATTTTTTAGGATTCTGGTCTTACCAACCCCTGTCCTTTGCAACTCAAAAAACAGTGTGTTAATATGTGCCTCCGTAATCAGGTTAGACTCCTGTTCCTCCGGCTGACTCTCAATCTGTCCCAGCTTGTATACCACTTTGTTGCTCTTGCGCCTCTTGATTTCCAGCGCATTAATGTTGCGGTTATCATCATATCCGATACGTGATACATAAAAGCGGTCGTAGCAGCTATATTTCGTCTTGCCGTTGCGGTCTTTACCGTTCTCGCAGATTTCACAGTTATCCTTGCTAATCCAGATAAAAGGAGCAGTATACAACTCTCTGCCAATACCCCAGTTAAAGCAGGCCCGCTTAAAACTGTCAGAGGCAAGGCCCTTCTCCTTCTCGGTGTTGCTTTCTGTGCCGGTATCCTCTTTCTCAATCCACAGCCCCTTCTCCTCATCCCATATGGATACAATACAGTTTGCATTATCCCTGCAATGTCTTCGTTGCCAACCCATGGGGCCTACTGTCTCATCAAGTATGTTCTGGTCTACTCTGGCATCCTTATACAGCAGCAAGGACAATCCATTTTGGGATACCGTCGCAATCCTACAATCAATCTCATCCTTTTTCAGCAGCCGAAATTCAAGCTTCGCCTTCTCCATCCGTTTCACACTCCTTTTCCATCACCCGGCTGGCCCACATATCAGCCATATGTAACAACAGGTACAAAGGCGTTTCTTTACCCTGTATCTGGTATTTGAAATTGCCGTACATACCATTGTGCATCAGTATTGCCCAGTTCTCAGCCTCCGTCAGGTTAATATAACGGCCTGCAATCTGTATGGAGCGGACTTCATGGTCAATATACATAAGCTCTGGATTTCCAATATACGGCTTTGTGGGGGACTGATATGGCTCTGCATTCTTGCCACGTCCCTTAAGCATATTAACCACATAGTTTGGTTTCCTAAACTGACCAGCCTTTCCCAGGTCATGAAGTAACGCACATATAATGACGCTACTCTTATCCACTTCTGGATACAGGAGGCTGGAAAGTTTGTCCATCAGCTCATACACATTTAAACTGTGCTCGGCCAGTCCTCCGGTGCAGGCCAGATGATACTGTGTGCTGCATGGCGCTGTATAAAATCCCATCTCATCCATTTCCACTAGAAGGTCAGCAATGCCCTGCCTGCCAGTTGATAATAATAATTCCTCGATTCTATTCTTACTGTTCTCCATACAAATATCCTCCATCTAAATTTAGTTCATATTGCCACCCATCCATTAAGTGGATGGTATCTTGTGCGGACCGCCTACGCTCCCTGCGCTCTGTCTCCTGTTGCTGACACTCATTACATATATGTCCCTCTCCCGGGTCAAGATAACAACCACAGGAATCACAATGGTAAGGGTGCATTATCCCCGGCCTCCTGCTGCGCTTTCTTTTTTATCCCCAGGATGCTGAATATGGCATCATCATCTGTATATTTCACAGAATCAATGTATTCCTGTACTGCCTTGATTCTTTCAACTGCCATCTGCCCTTCAATGAACAGGTCAGCAGGCACGTTATTCATTCGGATATCAGATACTTTTGCCATCTTTACAATCCCCTTCCATATGTGTTATATTATCCGTAGAGTTATTTTTTATCTGGCCGACTGGAGTTCGCACCTCCCTCGGCCTTTTTCTTGCCTTTCCGTTGCTATCAGACATCATTCTACCAGTAAGCCTATTTTTACTATTTCTTCTGTTGTTACAGTTTTCCTTATGGGTTACCCACCGACAATTATCTGGCGAGTATCCTTTGTCATTGTCAATCCTGTCCAACTCCAAGGATTCTGTATATCCATGCGAAATTGCCCAATCATAAAAATTTGTAAACTCAGACTTCCATTCCTCGCAAATATGAATGCCTCTCGCACCGTACAACCTGTATCCTGTACTACTTTCAAGTTCACACCTGTTTTTTATTCCATGCCAGATGTTATATAGCCTACTGTTAGCCATTCCGTGCTTGTATGGTGTTTTCTTCCTGGTATCTATGGCCAGACAACCACAGCTTTTAGTTTTGCCCGTCCGTAAGTTTGACCCATAGGTTATTATTTCCTTACCACAAGAGCACTTACATACCCATCTGGTTGCACCAGCTTTATAATTTGGCGCCCTTTTTATCACTGTCAATCTCCCAAACGTACTTCCAATCATAGATTCTATTATTCTTTGGTCTGCTAACGATAACCCCACTCTTACTCACTCCTATCTTGTATTTGTTAATCCCCAGGGCTGCCGCCGCACGGTTTGTCCCGTTTCTGCGTCTGCTCATCCTGCACCTCCACTATGTTATAATTAATATAGGAAACAGCCTTACCACTCTGGCTTTTTCCTTTGGTGATACTGACAGCATATCCAGCTTTGACCAGATATTTTGCCATCTCAAGCTGTTCCTGGGAGTTCAACTTGCTTCCAGGTATTAATATCCTCACGATACTCACCCCCTTCCTATAGGTATGTACCCGGACCAGACCAGTACCAGAAGTGTGGTTGCTATCGCCAGCAAGAACGCCAGGGCTAATCCGAACCGCTCTGACTCCCTCCGGCACCGCCGCTCCTCATCCAAGCTTCCGGCCAGCCAGATGTTGGCCTGGGTCAGTTCTTGGGCAAGGTCACGGATGCGCCGGGACGGGTCCGTTGTGAGGGGCATGTACTGTATGTCTGCTCTGCTCATTGGCTATCACCTCCTACCCTATCGACCGAATCTGACCATACTTTCCGCTTCCATGCCTACGTTCAATCGCTGCTTGAGGACTTTTAGGCATCAAAGCACTCTTTTCTTTTTGCTCCACTTCTTTCATGCCTGAATCCACCCAAGTCCTAATGGCATCTGGAAGGGTATTGATGTCAATCAGATATCTATTTCCCCTCCTTACACTTGGTATTACACCTGTCTTTACTAATATCGTGTAACCTTTAAGCGTAATCTGTGTCTCCGGGTCCTGCTCTTTAAGCCACGTATAACTCTCCTTAATTCCACGGAGTTTTGGTAAATTACACATTTTTATCAATTTCCTCCTCTTCATAACTCTCCAGTAACTTTTCAATGGAGACACCAAAATAGTCAGCGACCTTTTGTACTTTTCTGATTCCTGGTTCATTCTCATTCCACTTACAAATACTACTCCTTGGAAAGTTAAGTGTCCTTTCCAGAGCAGAAACGGAAATCTTATGCTCATCGCATAGCCTCTTTACATTGTCATATAACAACTTTTTCACCTCCTGTGTTATAATGGAAAAGTGTGCTGCGAATCGCCTCTATGAAAGGAGGTGATAGCATAAAGAGAATCGTTCATTCTAAGTCCCTCGCGGACAAGTGGTGTAAACTTGGATATGAGATAGTAGCGCTATCTTATTTCGGTTGCTTCGGTGAAACACCGATGACTTACCACTTAGAAAAGAAGCTATAACAGGCTTTTGTAACTATCAACCACGCTCCAACGCAGCACACTTTTTTCTGTCGTGCTATCTAGCACAACATATGTTTTCATCTAATATCACGCAATATCATTGACATATTGCGTAAAATATTCTATAATCAGAATTACCACAAAACTAATTACGAATTTTTTTGATATTCTCATATTGCGTGATATTTCCAGAAGTTACATTTTCATTATACGTGATATTTCCAGAATGTCAAGAGTTTTTGCGTGATTTTTTACATAACTTTTGAATAGGAGTTACGCTATGATTTATGAAACAATAAAAATACTTAGCAGAAAAAAGGGATTATCAATTAACCAATTAGAAAAAACTTTAGGTTTATCTAAGGGTTCACTATGTCGCATTGATACGAACAGACCAAGCGTAGATAGACTTCAAAAAATAGCTGATTTTTTCGAGGTCTCATTGGATTATTTAATGACTGGAAAAGAACAACCAGAGAAGGGAGTTCCAGAGCTCACCACCAGAGATAAACGTGACATAGCAAAAGACCTGGACAGGTTAATGGAAGAGATAGCAAATGATGCTGATGGTCCACTTTTTTACAATGACCAGCCTATTCCGAAAAATAAAATTGATTTGCTTAGAAATGCGATTGAAGTAGCATTGGAGGATGCAAAAGTAAAGAATAAGGAAACATTTCGGCCATACAAGCACAAGCCTAGACCAGAAAAGAATTAGGCTCTTTGGGTGGTGATTAAATTTTGAATAATAAACAAATACCAAAACTGGTATCATACCTAAAAAGAAAATATGGAACTGATGACCCAGAGGAAATTGCTGATTATTTAGGTGTTACTATTATCAGGATGCCGCTAGAAGATGTGGTTGCCGGATTCTACAAATTACTTAAACGTAGAAAATACATATTTCTCAATTCAGACATCGATGATGACGTATTTCTCCGTGTGGTTCTGGCACATGAATTAGGACATGCAATCATGCACCCAAAAGAAAACTGCGCTTTCATGAAAAGCAAAACGTTGCTTCTGACATCGCGAATAGAGAAACAGGCTAATATTTTTGCTGCATTCTTATTGATTGATGATGATATGTTGGAAGAATTTTATGGATACACAGAAGAACAATTTTGTAATTGCACAGGTTATCCATTAGAACTACTTGGTTTGAGATTGTTTTAATTATATACAACAAAAGCCCCAGGAGCTACCAACTCCCAGAGCTTTACAATGGATACTATTGCCGGACCAGCCGGATGAATAATATCAGATTCGCACCTATATTATATCATCCTACGCCTGAATCCGCAATGGCGTATTTTTTGTACTCTTTTTTAAGAAAGGATGATTGTTATGGCAAGTATAAGGAAACGAGGAAACAGCTATGAAATTACTGTGAGCAATGGATATGACAGCAACGGGAAAAAGATTACGGAGACAGAGACATGGAAACCCGAACCAGGAATGTCACAAAAAGCAATAGATAAGGCCATTACTGAATTTGTTGTAGATTTTGAGAGGGATGTTAAGTCTGGAAAAAACATAAAAGGTGCCAGGATGACATTGAATGAACTGTCCAAACTTTACCTTCAAGATATGCAACCTCCCACTCTTGCCAGGACCACCTATAAGGACTACAAAGACAGGCTTAAAAATCGTATTATCCCTGCTATGGGTCATATTAAAATTGGGAACCTTAGAAATAATGATGTTAAAAATTATAAGAAAATGCTTAAAACTGAGTACCGCAATCCCAAAACCAAGAAACCCTTATCCGATTCTACAATCAGGAAGGATTGCGTTATAATAAGTGCTATGTTAAGCTACGCTGTTTCAGAAGGGCTGCTTGACATGAACATGCTGATATATGCAGGAAAGGTTACAGGGCGCAAGGAGGCCAAGAAAGAGACTTTGCCTAAGTATTTTACTATGGAACAATTGATACGTCTTATTGATGCCCTGGAGCGTCCGCTCGAGATTGTGCATCAGGAGCATAAGACTACAGTTCGTGGTAAGCAGTATAATGTACAGAAATACGTACAGACATTCCAAGTATCTACTAAATGGAAACTTTATTTTTACATAGCTCTTTTTGCTGGTGATCGGCGTGGCGAGAACGTGTCCTTAACATGGAATGACCTGAACATGAATACATGTGAAATCAATATAGATAAGTCCACCGATTATGTTAATGGAACCATGGAATTGAAGGATACCAAGACTCATAACACGCGAGAAAATACACTTCCTCCTTATGTAATAGAAATAGCCAGGGCTTGGAAAGCTGAACAAATACAGCAGTGTTTTAAGAAGGGGGAAGCGTGGATGGGATATAAAGGAAATGAATACGATAAAAATTTCATTTTTACTCAGGCTAATGGCAGCCAGATGCATATATGTAGTCCATATACAACCTTTAAACGAATTATACGTATCTATAATCAATGCGCTGTGGAATGTGAGAAAGATAAGATACCAGATAACATCCCTCCGCACGGCCTGCGCCACTCTGCTGCCGCTATCCTGATTTCAAATAATATGGACGCAAGAACAGTGGCAAGCGTACTTGGGCATTCCAATCCGACTACTACACTTAATATTTATTCCTATTTTTTCAAAGAAAAAGGAAAGGAGGCAGCAAAAATTATGGAAAACAGTTTGTTGCCTACAAAAACCGTAGTAGGCAAATAGTAGGCAAGATGCAACATGTTGCAATGAACTGCTGAATAGACAACAAAAAATCCCTTGAATCATCAAGGGATTTACCGAGCTGCTGACGGGAATCGGACCCGTGACCTCCGCACTACCAATGCGACGCTCTACCGACTGAGCCACAGCAGCTTATTCTGTTTTGGTACGCTCTCGCGAACCTTGTATATATTATCATGGCCGCATGGTTTTGTCAACAATAATTTTCATATTTTTTAAACAATTCACCAACGGCTCTTTCTTGCCTTCTCTTTCTTGCCTTCTATCCCCGCCCACGCAAACCGCTGCTCCCGCAAGCCTCTCTGGCAATCGTGAGCAGCAGTCTGTGCGGCGGCTTCCCAAAAGATTCTAAAAACCGAATCCTCAATCAACTCTTTTCCAAATA